GTTTTGTAAGTGATTCCGTTGCGATTCGAACGCAAGACCCACGCCTTAGAAGGGCTACAAGTACAATCACTTTTTATAACTGATTTACAAGCAATTATCACGCATGTCAAAAAAAATGCCGACAAACCCTTTGACAAACCCTAAATTGTCGTTGGTTATCGCATTGCGATTAATATTTTAATTCACGGCAAAATTAAAGAGGAAAAAGACAATATGAACGCCTTCCCCCTCTTTAATTACAGTTATTTAACCAAACAAGAAATATCCTCGTTATTCTCAACTTATCAGGATATAACAGAAGTCATTTTTATATCAACATTAATGCTTCTTGTATCCCGGCTTCCAGTGCTTCCTCGTAGGTGACATATACTTTATAGCCATTCCCTTTGTTTATTTCGTTCTCCATCCAGTCGCTTTCTTCTGTTGGAACATTGAAATCACAAAAAGAAAGCTTCCATCTTTTTCCAATAACAGGTTCTACATATACATACACACCTCTTATTTCACGCAGCCATTTCTGGGCGATGGATTGAGTAGGACAAGAATAGAATGATTTAGGAAGATCATTATTGGTTCGATATACGGTTTCCATTAGCTTGCCGTTATCGTTAATGATATCTTTGCAAAATTCATTAAATCCTTTCTCTTTTAGAATCTTCGCTGTTTTTAAAGTTACAAGTTCTTCGGTCATAACTATTTCTTATTTAATTCATTCAACACTTTCTGTACTAATTCATAACGTGGTAATTGCCAATCCTTCGCAATATCATCTATTTTATCGTCATAATGATTGTCGTAAACATACTGATTAAGGTTATCTATAAATCCATCATCGTCAAGTCCTTCATCGCAATCATCAAACATATCAAGTTCACAGGCTAACTTGGAACATTCACAGTGGGATACCCAGTCATCAACACGACCGTCATAAACATTGGTCTGTCTGTTGTATTTTTCTCCAACGGAAATTACTCCACCGCAAAAATTGCACCTGTGCTCTTTACGAGCGACAGGAGTTTTATCTCTTAACACTTTCATAGTTATTCTCCTTTCTTCTTTTCACATTCTTCACACTCTTCACAATGCAACTTATAAGCATGGGCAAACATTCGTAGAGTAACAGGCTCAAAGTTAAAATCCGCCTGTTTCCCTTCTATAACAACAGAAACACACAATTGTCCATCGCAAAAGTCAATATACGCTTCACCACCTCCATTTCCTTTAATGGAAAGTGTTTGTGTCTGTACGCTATTCATTATTCACCTCCTTTAATCTTTTAATTAGTGCATCAGCGCAATTAACCGCATATTTAGCGATTGCATCAGAATTACCCCCACAGTCATCTGCTACAACAGCCTTAATAATATCTTTCGCTAATTCGTACCTACGTTGTTCCCAATCAATTACTAAATTCCCAACATTCAAAAAATCAAGTTCGCATTCTCTGAAAACCATATTATCGCACACATATAGGTTATCTCCGCTATGTTGCGCGTTGATATTTACTTTGGGAATTACATCTACCAAAACTCCTGTTGATTTTATTCTTGCTTTCATTATTCCTCCTTAATTATTCGCTCATTTATAATAAACTCTCCATGAATATCAATGGGAAGCATATTGGAAACACTCGCATGATAAGTCTTACCGTCCATTGCCTTACATAGTGGATGTATTTCTTTAGGCATAGGGGCAGGACATTTTTTACAATGTCTTATCATTTCAAAATGTCTGTTTTCATTATTGCCACAACATTCACAATGAATTGGATAGTAAAAATAAGTACGTTCCAACTGGGTTTCTTTTCCACATATTTCGCATCTGCCCCATTCTATTGAATTACACATGATTGTTCCTCCTTCTCTGTTTTAATATCTGTTACTTTACCACGACTGACAAAACAGAAACAACCCATCACATTGCATAGATATGTTTCATGCCTCATCTCACACTCATCGCATTCCTTACGCAATGAACATTTACTGCAACCAAAATTTATAGTGAACGCATCAATCATTTCATGCAGCACTCCATCAATTATTATTCCGTTTTTTACTTCCATAATTATTTTCTCCTATGCGTTTTACGGTTTTTATTCTTCTTCCTGCGTTTCGCAATCTGCTTGTTTGTACACCTATCATCTTTTGGGCGATATTTTTTCATTTTGGGTGCATCACACGGTTCTAAAGGAGAAATATCACTATATGGATTATAAATCTCATAACAAGTATTTTCATTCCAAAAAATTTCGTTCTGCATATTTTAATCTCCTTTCTCTTTAATCCGTTCAAGTACATCCTTGTTGGCTTCTAGTATATCATCAAAAGAAGGGATAGGCATCCACATGTCACACTCGTAGTCGTTCCAATCCTCAAATTCAAATCCTCCGTCTGTCGCAACGTATGGCGATCTCCCAGGTGAAACAACGATATAGCCACTAACAATCGCTCCATTTGATACCATTCTGCAAAGGACAAGCTTATTTGGCTCAGGCAACCGTTCCTTAACACTTATCCAAGGAGATTGCTTGGATTGCCATTCGGCTCCTTGAATAAAATTTATCTCTCCAAATTTTGCCAAATCTTTACCAAACAAAGTTCTGTCAACTGTCCTATGATTAAATAGGATATTTTCACTTGCTGCTGCTTCTACTGTCTGTTTCATATCTTTCTTATTACCAGTCTCCACCATCATTTAATACGCCATCAATAGTAGTTACACTATTTTCAATGTTGCTGCCTCCATATTGCGTAAATTCCGGTGTAGGATTATAGTCTGTATCTCCATGCATCATTACATGAAGTGAACCACTGGCTGAATACAGCCAAAGGCGTTTACCGTCCTTTTCCCACTTTTTTGCAAGTCGTTTCAAAGAGTCAATTAACTTATCTTCTTCGGGAGTACATTCTATCCCAGCTTCTGTTTGATATTTGCTCATTTCTATATCGATTTGAATTATTTTTTCCGTTGAATTTTCTTTGCCATCTGTCGCAACTGTCTGGCCTTATCTAGCGAACGTATGCCTCTACAATTGTCTTCAATTATTAATGCCGCTTCTTTTAATAGTCTGAGCAATCGTACTGTATCTGTCTTACATATTTCCATTATTCGCTTGCTATAATGATTACTACCTTGTTCTTTACATCAAACCTGTAAACGGGTAGTGGTACGGATGTTCGGACATATTCCTTGTTTTCAGATTTCATATAATATCGGGAAAATTCCACAGAAGCCTCTTCTCTGTTCACCGCTATTATCGAGATATAGTTATCTTCGTCTATTTTAAAGCGATAATAATCCATGCCTGCTTGTTTTATAATATCATTGGCCTCCCTGTACCTAGATATGCTCAACCGGCTGAATGGGAGCGAATGAAGTGATATCATCTGATCAATAGCTAACTTTGTACTGTCATACAGGTTTATCCCGTCTTCAGGTATTGTATAAATCTGCAAATTCAAGCTGTCGGCCTGTTTATCCGCACCTATAAGAAGATTATTAATCCAACGACTGATATTGACGCCTTTTGCTTTCTGACTCTCTATCATCTGCGCCACATCTGGAGTCGGTCTAAAATTGATTATTTCTGCCATATATTAAATGTATTACGATTATTACATAACACAAATTAATATGACAACTGTAATACAATGGTTATCCAATTTCCAAAATATACACCAATATTGTCAGTCTTCATGCCCTTCCTCTCCTTCTTCATCGGCAGTCGGATCAGGCAAGTTTCTGTACCTTGCATTGAGCTGGGCTATCTTCTGCTCCGCTGAGAGATCTCGTTTTGCGTTTTCTTTAAAGTCTACGGACGAAAGAGACGGCATGGCATATTTGATAATTCGGGAAACAGCAAGCACTTTATCACTAGGATCATCAATAGCCTCTATTATCTCTCCCATACTCTCAATAAACGGAGCCAGTTGCTCCATAAGCTTGTTTCGATAATGACGGACAGTCCTATATCCTTTTTTAACTCCCCCCACCTTTGGATGTCCTATTGTAAATTTACCATTTTCATCATGAAGAGGCTTTGTGTTTTCCTTAGTGCAAAGATGCAATAATTCCGGACGGGCAAACATGGTAATCCCATTGTCAAGTTCCACGCATATATTATCGTCCGACTCAACTTTGACAACCGTGCCTTTCCATGAGGTTCCATCAAGAGCCACCTTGTCCCCTTCCTTATACAATATACTTCCGTCTTGCATTATATCAACATGATACAAATGTAACTGATTACTTTTGATATTAAATAATAAAGTGCAATTTACGATTTATGGGACTTTTATCCAGTGTTCTAGGCGGCAATAAAGCCTATAAGGAATCAATCAAAGATCTTCAAAAGGCGAAGGATCTTGAAATGAACTATTATCAGGAACAGGCTTACGCTGATCCTCTTCAGGACAGTGCGAATCAGGCGGCTCTGCGTCAAGCCAGAGAACTGCTGATGGCAAACAACAAACGGACAGCAGGAAGCGCCGCTGTAACAGGTGCTACAGATGAGAGCGTTGCCTTGCAGAAGCAGGGAGCCAACCAGTCACTTGAAAATATTACGGCCGGAATAGCCTCAACCGCCACTGCCAAAAAAGATCAGGCCATGAAAAATTATCTGGATGCAAACCGATCATATACGGAGGCTATCAATAATGTGAAACAACAACAGGCCCAACAGGAATCATCGGCATTAGGAGGTCTTCTTAATACAGGTATAACCGCTGCGGCCACTGTTTTCGGTGGTCCTATAGGTGGTGCTGTAGCCAGTCAAATCACTAAAAAGAAATAGCAGGTATGGCAGTTACGGACAGATATACCAATTATCAAAAAAGAAAAGAAGCTGCCGGCATTGTCAATCCGGAGGAAGAGCGGCAGATCCATGACGAGTCTGTGGCGAGACAAGCTGAGGAAAACGCACGGGAACAGTTGCCGTTACGTCCCACGGTGGCTGTTCAAAAACCTGCGACGAGTGTGTCTACAGTCAATACCGTTCAAGAACGGGAAAATGCGGACAAGCTTCCCGTCCAGCTTCCTGGTACAGAAAAGCCGTGGCAGGAAATGAGCGCACAAGAAGCCTATGCGGCTCATCCCCAGCTGTCACCGGCCGCATACCTGTCAGGAGTGGCTTCTTATCGCAAGCAAAAAGGACAAGAGGGATTATCTTACACCGAACTTGCAGAAGCCTTGAGAGGAAGGGACCCGTTACAAAGCGAGGAAGACAGGATTAACGCCGAAAGACGTTTACGTGCCGCCGAGAGCATCAATGCTGTAGGAAGTGTTCTGGCCAATCTGGTGAATGTGGTAAGGACACGAAGAGGCAATCCGTCAATGAATCTTTCAGGAGCCGGACGTGAAGGCCAAGCACGTATTGACAGAATACGCCAATACAGGGACAATCTGTCACGTCAGAATTATCAGGACTATATCGGAGCGATCGCACGTGACAGGGCCGAGCAAGCGAGAATAGATGTAGAGAAGGCCCGTCAAGACCGATGGAAGGCACAACAAGCAGCAGCAGAACGGGAATACAACTGGAACACATATAAGTTTGAAACCGAGCAGGCTGCAAAAGCGGCTGAATCCAAACGTAAGGCGGAAGAAAACGCCGCTAAACAGGCGGAAATCGAAAGACATAATAAAGCCACAGAGGGAATCAGTCTAATGAGAATAGATAATGATTCTCAAAAGCAAAATGGCAAAAAAAATAAATATCCTTCATATCGCATAAGTGGAAAAAAAGGCTTTTCCGGCAGTACAAGAGCCTATGACCTGAATAAAAATGAAGATGTCGCACTAATGTATAACGATTTGGAAAAAACATTCGGCCTTCAGGCGGATGAACGCCCCAAATCCATAAAAGGCATGAGAGATTATATTCTCTCCATTTATGGGAAACAGCAAAAAGTGGAAAGCGGAGAAGCGTTCAATCCCTCTTCAAAACCGGAAAACAAATCATGGTCATTGAAGGGGAATAATAGTTGGTCACTAAAATAACATGAATCATGCAAGATAATAATACAGCCAGAAAGAAAGTATATGACGTATTAAGGGATAAAACCGGATACTCTGACTCATATGAGGATTTTAACAAATTCATGGATGAAAATGAGGAAGCCAGAAAGAAAGTATATGACGTATTAAAGGATAAGACCGGATACTCTGACTCATATGAGGACTTTAATCAATTCATGCAACCAGTTGATTCCTCTGTACAAATACAGCAACCTAACAACACCCCTCAAACTCCAAAGTCTGATTACTTTCAAACAGGCAACGGATATGACCCTGTTTCAAGAACATATTCAGGTGGTGTCGGAACACAGGAGGAAGCGGACAGGATTTTTGATATGAGAAACTATAATCCCAGCACACGTCCCGGCTTACGTGAACAAGTGCATTCAAAAGACAACTTTCAGTTTATCCCCCCCTCCACATCGCAAATGGAGTCAGACAAGGCGGAGGTTTCAGCTAGATATCAATTTTCTCCGATAAATTTGGGAGAAAGATTGAAAGTAGATATGGACAAAGGAAAATTGGACAAACTATTTACGGTTGAAGAAGAAAGCCGCTTGGACAAGGAATATACCCCGCGTTCCATATCGTCCATGAATGATGTATATAACAACTATCGTGACAGGTTTGCCCTGACAGAAAGAGGAAGACAGCTTTCGGAAGAAATGGCCGGAATACAGAAGGAGATTCAAGACAAATATGCCAACCGGTTTCTTGCCTCAGACGAATACAGGAAGCTGTCACAACAATATAAAGGGAACGAACTTAACCAAAAAGCAAACGAAGCGTTTCAGAAGACCTACGGAGAGGTCATTAGCAAGGAATTGGAATCATATCAGGACGTATACAATAAAGAGATAACTTCACGTTACGGTACAGACATGAAGCGTGATCTTGCCGGATTTGTCAAAAAGAGCGTAGGCTCCCATCTTAGCACCCTGACCAATGAAGTAAACAAAGACCTTGATAACATAGAGGAAAAGATTACCAAACAAAAGAAAATACTAAGAAACGATTCCGGTAATGCGATGGTGAATGCCAGAATGAATACAAGGGAAGATCCTACATTAGCACAGTACCGAGGAGAAAGGACTTATTTGGAAGGGGCGAAAGACCTTATTGATGAATCGAACAATATTATAGAGGAAGCCGGGAAGAAAGGAAAAACAAACTTTTTTAGCGGTCTAGCGCGTGGTTTCGCCGATACCGCATTTGATCCCAAACAATGGACTTTAGGCATATCCGACATGATAGGCGGCATCCGTCTGAAAAATGTGGTGGAGAAAGCGGATAAAGGAGAAAAGCTCTCACCTTCTGAAGAGAAGTTGCTTGACGCCGCTGTCACCAACATGGCGGTCAACGCCTATTATTCCTCCGATTTGGGAAGAGGATACAAGGCTGGACAAACCACAGGAGCCAGTATCCCGTTCATGCTGGAATTCGCCATAAACCCGATATCGGCGGCAGGTGAGGGAATAGCCAAAAGCATTCTAAAATACGGTATGAAGAAATTCGGCGCGTCCGCCATGAAAAAAGGAATGTCAAAAATGGGGGCACGTCTTGCCGGAGACGCTTTGGCCGCAGCAGGAATGGAAGGAACAACAGGACTGGCGCGTGTCACCGCAGGAGCACAAGACAGAATGATGGGGAATATTCTGTTTGATGTTGACAAGGATGGAAACTTGACTTATGGAGGACGTGAAGGAGGAATGGATATGGGTAAAGCCATCGGCAAATCAATCGCTTCCACTTTTCTTGAGAACCAATCCGAGATGATTTTCAACGCATTCAAAGGACTGGGCAAAGGAATATGGAAGAATGTGGAAGAGACCGTTCCCGGTGGCGCAAGTGAATTCATGAAATATATAACGAACAGCAGGGCCGGTAAGCTATACAGGGAGATAAAGGACAACCCTACTTTCAAAGAAGCCGCAAAAAAAGCGCAGTTCCACGGGCTACCCGAAGAATATATGGAAGAGGTGTATAATAATCTTGCAAATGTCCCGTTAGGTGAAATGACCTTGGAAGAAGCCACAGACCTTGACAACAATATAGACACATTCCTTGGACTGGCTCCCACTTCCGTCGCTTTCGGCTTATTAGGACTTGGAAGCATGGGGGCTGAAAGGGTAAGACACCGCCAGAAGATGAATGCGGCTTTCGGAAACATGACCAAAGAACAACAGGAGAAACTGTCCGAACTGAAACGTATGTCAAAAGAACGTGGCAATGACGACATAAGGATTTTCATCAAAGAAACCATGAATGACGGTAGCCTCAGCAAGGAAGAGAAAAAGGCCGAGATAGAATATGCGTTTGACATTGCGAAGAACAATGCCATGGAGGACATTGCAGGAGAGCAGACCCGTGAGGAGTCCGAAAAGCGCACGGCAGCACAAGAAGAGGGAACGGATATCTATACAACTCATGATCCAGTAGCCATGCGCACGACAGTCCTCCGTGAGGAAGTTTCCCGTGAACGCCTTTCATCCGTACTGGATGATGAAGCCATAGATGCGCTTGCCGGTGCCAATGACGCCCAACGTGCGGAAATGCTGGATGTCATGGACGAAGAGACCAGACGTTTGGCTACGGACTACCTACGGCAAAAAGACCGTCATGACGCAGTTGAGGACGCATTGGATGAGGCTCATGCTTCCGAATATGAACAGGCGGCTGTCAAAGTCCAGCAAATGTCTCCCCAAGGACAGGTTGTCACTATTCCGTTAGGAAGATTCGGAGACAAGGAGCACAGTTACGGAGTTGTCATAAATGGTATAGATGCCACTGGGCAACCCGGAGAAACAGGCACACTCATGGTAGTGCCATTGGAAAACGGTCCAGAAGGTCCGATATTCGCCTCATTTGATGAGAATAATGCCAAGACTGTAAGAATCAATGCAGACACAGAGATCTCAATGGTCGGACGGGATCAAGTTCTTGAACAAATGCTTGGCGCATACAACGCCGATGCCGCAATCATGGAAGCACAGCCCATATCCGCAGGACAGACATTCAGCATAGCGGATGATAATGGCACAGTGACCGGCATTTCTGTTGTTAGTCAGGATACAATGGGCAATTGGTCCGTACTCATGAAAGGAAGTCGGGAGCCGGTTTCTGTCAGCGATGAACAACTCCGGGCCATGAAAGACAATGTGGACAAAGCCGGAATACGGACTGAATACGCACAAGAGGATGAAAATAGAAGACAGGAAGAGTTAATTCGGAAATTCAGTCCGGAAGTACTTGCATTACAACCCGAAAAAGGTGACAAGATATATACAGGAGGCAAAGAGATAGTACTTGATGAGGAAGTTCCCGGCGGATGGTCCGGGAAAATCATAGACAACAACGGTAATGAAACAGGTTCCGTACTCGTGACAGAAGAGCAATATTTCAAATACAAACAGTCGCTATTTGACGCACAAAGAAAAGATGATGCGGAAGCGGCTCCGGAAATCGGCGCCTCCTATATCACTCCAGAAGGAGAAAGTATGACCATTATCGGTTTTGATGAGGAAATCGGAGGTATGTTTGTCGTTCCAACCGATGAGTACAATGAGGTCAAAAGCGATGAGGTATCAATGAATATATTGGAAAATGAAGCATACCAGTTAGGTGCGGTTCCCGTCCAAGAGTACACCGATTGGGTGAAAAAATCCAAGAGTTCAACAAATGAAACCGCTCCTGAAGGAAAAGAGATGGAAAACCAACCATTGCAGGAAAGCACAGAGAGTCCGACTTACGAAAAATCCGAACTGGACAAACTTATATCCTCCTTTCCTAAAAAGAAGGACGGAAGCATTGATTATGAATCTCTGACGCCACAGCAGTCATTCCAATACACAAATCTGACAGAATCACTTGAAACCGCTCTGGATGACTTGAGAAAGGATATAGAGGCGAGTGATGCACAGATAGCTAAATTGAATGAATCCCTGTCATCCGCCACACGGGGAAAAAGAAATGAGATAAGGGACGCTATTAGAGAAGCAAAAGCGGAGAATGAAGAAATAAAGAACTTCTACAACTCTGTCATACCCATAACAGAAACTAATAATAACCAAACAAATGGAATATCAGAAAGCAGTAAGACTGGCACGAATGGAAATGACACAAATGAGCCCGTACCAGTTTCAGAAACAAGCGAACAAGGCAAAGAAAGAGGAACTGAGAAGAGACCCGAAGCTAAGGGAACAGGTGAAGAACGCATGGGACCAGAGGGAATTCCGGACACTGGCAGGAAAAATAGTATTCAGAAGCCTGCTGCGAAAATATCTGAGTCAATAACGGATACGGAGCTTCCGGAAAATCCTCTTGTTCAGGAAATTCTGTCACGTACCGAGCCGGAAACTTTGGAAGAGCTTGCATCCTTGGTACTGGGAAAATCCCTATTCCTGCAAATGACAGGAGAAAGAAGTGTCAGAAACATGACTGGCTTAAGTCACAAAGACCTGACGCCATTTCTTTCCATCTTCAGAAAAAAAGAGAGGGGGGGTATGACCGTAGAAGAAGCCGGAGACAGACTGATAAGCATCGCCCATGAAAGTTATCCGGCAATAGTGGCGAAAGAAGGACTGGAAAATGACAATACCGGCATGGCCGGCACAAACGCGATCCTATCCGTTCTACAACAAAGCCGAACTTTTGGTGATATCAGCAATATGATAAGAAACAACAGAACCGCAGAAGCGCAACGCGCCATAGATGCGGAAAAAGAATATGAGGATGAACTGAAAGAACAATTCTACCAAGAACAATACCACATGTCTCCGGATGAATATGAAGCATGGGTTAATGATGAGGCCTTTTCTGAATCAAATGTCTATTCGAATGAGGAAAAGTCTGAATTTTATAATACATTTGCCGATAAAATAATAAAGCAACAAGAATATGACAACAGAAGAGAGAATCCAACTGACGAAGGAATCGGAACGCGTAAAAGCGATGAGCAAGGAGGAATATTTGGCACACGCGAAAGAGGCGATGCGGTTCTGCAAGGAGAAAAACCTGTTCATGCCGTCGGAACTGAAGGATATCAAGGAAAATCCGGACAAATGGAAGGACAGACTGATGAAGGACTGCATCCTCAGAATGACAATGTACAAGATAACACATCCACAAACAAACTCCTAGACCATATCGCGGAAGCACGCGAAATGGTCGACACCTCTCCTACTGAAGCGCAGAAGGAAGCCGGGAACTATAAGAAAGGTCACATTAAACTTGATGGATATGATATTACCATAGAAAATCCGAAAGGATCCGTCCGTAGCGGAAAGGATGCCAACGGGCAGGAATGGAGCATTACCATGAACAACGACTACGGCTATATCCGTGGCACGAAAGCCGTGGACGGTGACCATATAGACATCTTCCTGTCAGACAATCCGTCCGAAGGAAATGTGTTTGTAGTAGACCAGCTCAATGAAAAGGGTGAATTTGACGAAAGTAAGGTAATGTACGGTTTTCCGTCTATGGATGAAGCACGTTCCTCTTATCTTGCAAACTATTCTCCCGGTTGGGAGAACCGAATAAGTACCATTACAGAAGTAACGAAGGATGAGTTCTATAAATGGATTGATTCTTCTGTAAAAAAGACAAAGCCGTTCTCTGAGTACAAGAGCGTGAATCCTGTGCAACTTGCACCTTCCATAGAATCCGCCAATGCGGACAGAATGAAGGACATAGAAACAAGACTGGCCGAAATAGAGGACAGGAAGATAGAACTGGAGGATATTCTGGTAGAAGCCGGAAATGACTCCGTTGAGAGAGACGCTGTTTTCTCCGAGCAACAGGAACTGAACCAGGAACAGCAGGAACTTGAAGCCGAATATTCCGGCTTACACGCAATGAATGACGAAAGCAATGAGATACTTGCTTCCGAAGGCAGTGACATCCGGTTTCGCGAGGTTGGAAATGAGGAAATAAGCTCTTTCGCCAACAAGCACAACCTTGATGAAGCCGATGTAAAAAAGTACGCACAATCCATGAAAATGAAAAATCTGGGTGGCGCAAGTTATGCTTTCAAATCAATCAGCAGAAATGTGCGTCTCCAGAACTCCAACCTGTCATTAGGGCAATTCGTAAAAGTTTTTTCTCCGATCAAAAAAGAGCTGTATGAAAAGTTCGGTGATGTGGATGCCTTGAGAGATGAATACGTGCAAGAGGAAATGAAAGCCCGTAACATGATGGAAGCCGCCCGTAAACGTGCAGAGGAAGAAGCCGAATCGGAAAAGAAGCGTCTAAAGGAATTTGAACTGATGACGGATGAAGAGATGGATGAGGCCTATTTAAAGGCTATGAAAGAAAATAATGAAGCCCGTATGCGTGATATCATAAACGAATCCGCACGAAGAAACGGTTATGTTTCCGCCGATGAATTCAGAATGGCACACCGCGCCCCCTCTTATGATGAGGAAGGTATTGATAAAAACATGGTTGACATTGCCGCAAACAAAGATCAGATACGCGAATCCTTTAATGAGCAGCTTCGCATGAACAGGGATCAATACAGAAATGAAAGTGCCGCCGCAATCAATGAAGCATTGTCTGCCATTGACAAAGGAGAAAAACCGACCGTTACCATCTATCGTGCCGTTCCAAAATCATTGAAAGAAGGAAAGGTAAGAAACGGTGACTGGGTTTCCCTGTCTGAATCCTATGTAAAAGTTCATGGAGAACATGCCTTAAACGGCAATTACAGAATTATGAAGGAAGAAGTACCGGCTGAAAATCTATATTGGGACGGGAATGATATCAACGAATGGGGATATGATGACAGGAGCGATTACCGCTACAAGAATACAAAAAACAACCGAAAACTGAATGACCTGATAACCCGTGACGACAAAGGTAATGTTATTCCTCCTTCCAAGCGATTCAATGCAAGAAAAGCGGATGTAAGATATCGTTTTATTGGAGAGAAAGGCGCATCCCAACTGGATAAGGCAGAGGAAGCAACTACCCGCCTTGATAACCTGAATGTGGCACGAGAGATGGAATCCGCTTTCAATACGAAGAAAGAGCGCATTGAGAAGCTGCGGAAGAGTGAGCCGATAGAGATTACGGGTAAAGAGATAGAACCGAGCGATGACTTGAAACAGTACAAAAAAAATGCGTTGGAATATGGAAAGTCATTACGTGGAGAATATATCAATAAAGATACGGGAGCTATTATCTCTGTGACAGGAGGCAATAGTCGGGGAGGTATTCGTGAAATATTGCAGCATGATTATAAGGATGTAGAACATCTGCAATCTATCGCAGCCGTACCTCAGATTATTGAAAACTCCGTCTTCATTGAAGAACTTGCCAACGAAGATTTGGAGAAATATCCCGGTGTAAAATCATTCTCTTATTATGTATGTGGATTGAAAATAGCCGGTGTTGACTATACTGTGAAAGCTGTTATCGCCAATCAAAACAATGGAGAACGGTATTATGACCACAAACTGACTAACATAGAGAAAGGCAAATTACTATCCATTGCCCCAACAATACAAAAAGCTGGAATAGATGGTAACTCGCCTTTATCTGATGTCAAAGATAAGCGTTTGCTTTCGATTCTCCAAACAAATGAAAAAGAAAATGCTAGGAAAATCAAGCAGGCTACAGGTTGGGAACGTGGGGCTGACGGAAAATGGAGATATGAAGTGGAGGATTTCGAGATTGATCCGAAAGGACTTGCGCGAAAAAACAGACTTTGGTCCAACCTGTCATGGGGCAAAGAGTATGATGCGCTAAGCGACAAACTGTTTGATGGAGTAGAGCTGACGGAAGAAGAAGCAGCCCGTTTTGATGAATTATCAGAAAAGGCAGAAGAACTTCGCGCCACATACGAAGCGAACGACGTGCATTATCTTGACGATTATGTGAAGGATGAGAATTTGTTTAAGACTTATCCGGAGTTGAAGCAGATACGCGTGGAGATATACAACGCCCCTACAAGCAATACGGGAGCGACTTATTATGGAAGCCAAAACTTGATACGTGTGAATGAGTTTGTTCTAGACAGGGCGGATTTCCGTAGTATCTTAGCGCATGAGGTACAGCATGCCGTACAATCAATTGAAGGATTCGCTCGTGGTGGAAACAGTATGACTTATAGAAAATACCTTGACGCATTAAAAGAAAAGCGCGATGCCTGGTCCATGATTGAAGAGTTTGCTGACAAGCGTGAGGAACTTGGAGAAGACGCTTCACAGATGGATGTTTATAATGCTTTGGTAAATGAATATCACTCAGATGGATTCGAGTTTGGGGATGGCTTTATCCCCAGCCGTAATGCTTTTGATAAGGGATTCAATCTTTGGGTGCGAGGTTATGATAAAGAAGGATATGAGGATGCTTATAATGAGTATCAATCTCTTATTGAAAAATTTGGACTTGGTGGAGAAAACGACAGATACAATGAACTATCAGGTGAAGTTGAAGCACGTAATGTACAATCCCGTATGAATATGACACCTGAGAAACGCCGCAATACTCTTGCTTCGGAAACGGAAGATGTAGCACGAGAAGACCAGATATTTATAAACGACGCTTTGGAGGCTTATGCTTCTGTGTCTGCTCCCATGAATACAGCAGTGAATGAACTTTCTGAGTCTCTTCATACACCTATAGAAAAAATCACTTCCGAAGACCAGCTACCACAAGGCGAGGCGCGCAGACGTATCGAATCAGGAGCCAATATCAAAGGATGGTACTCACCAAAGGAGAACAAGGTATATCTATATATGCCAAACACAACATCCGTGGAGGACGCACAGGCGACTATATTCCATGAGGTGGTGGCACATAAGGGATTGCGTGAGCTGTTCGGAAAGGACTTCGATACCTTCCTTGACAATGTATACAACAATGCCGCACCATCAATCAGACAGGCCATCAACCGGATGGCGGAAAATGAGAACATATCCATCCGTACAGCAACTGAAGAATATATGGCAGACCTGTCCGAACGCGGACCGGCTACCTTTGCGGAGCAGTCCTTGTGGACACGAATCAAAGCCTTCTTTATAGACATGCTCCGTAAAGCGAAAGTGAATCTGGGATTTGAACTGACGGACAATGAGCTGAGATACATCCTTTATGAAAGCCACAACAGACTGAAACAGTCAAACTATCCTGTTGATGTGGCAAAGGAAACCGTCATGCGTTCAAAACTGGGAATTGGTGAGTTCTCAGGCAGTTCACGTACCATCCCGTCTGTTCCTCAGGGAGAGACCTTGTTCCGTATTCCAGGAAAGGAAGAAAAGAAGGAGATTATTAAAAATCTGAAAGAAGAGATACGGGAATTGAAAAAGCAATTGGATCAGGCACGAAAAGGAAATAAAGAGGAATACGAGACTGCGTCAAGAGCCATGCTTTCCTTTATAGATCAAAGACTGACCAAGGAAGCGGGAGAAGAAATGGGGCCACATATGATAAAGTCACTGATTGCCCAAGTAAACAAGGCCGCATCAACAAATAAACTCAAGGAACCACTAAATCTTGTTGAAAAGTTGATAAACTATGCCCAATATGACAGTTCGGTGAAAAGGATGCAAAAAATGATAAAAACGAAGCTTTCCGGGCAGGATACAAGAGGCGTATCAAAAGGGATAGTTGTTGATGAGGCTACCAGACGTGTGTTTGACAGTATACGATCCGCTTACAAAGACCTGTTGCTAACAAGCGCTGACAGTGAACTCCGTGCCGTAAGAAGCGAAATTGTAAAACTGGGAAAACTCATAAAATCTGAGACATCCCCTGAAAGCATCACCATACTTACCGGTCAGCAGAATGAAATGAAAAGCCGAAGGGATAATCTATTAAAAGAAAGAGCCGAACTGCTGAAAACTAAAGAACTTGAATCCGTTGAAGAGATACGGAAGCGCCGGGAAGAGCTAGAGAATGCCATGGATGAAGCGGCGGAAGGAACAGGTGTGTTCACACAGACTATGGCCGATGAGTATGATTCTCTTTCCATACGCGAACTATTGGCCGAATCCAGAAAAATGAAACGAGATCTGGACAAACTGGAGGGCGATCTTGTGACCACCAGAAGAGCCGCCTACAACAACAAGGGTGAAGCACGAAAGTTTTATCTGCAGGAGGCTGAGAAAATAGCTGCACAGATACCCGTAGCGCAGGAAGAGTTAATAAGGATAACCGATAATGTGTACAATGAATTGAAAGAACTTGTTGATACCGGGAAAAGCCGCCTTGCCATGCTGAACAAGGAAAAAGCCGCGCACCGGGGAAGAATTATCAGCATGGGAATAAATGCCGTAAAAGATAAAAGAATAAAAGGTATAAACGAGAAAGAAACAAATATGGAAAAAACTGTGTCCATATTGCAAAGCATCGGTGACTTTATCGCCTATCCCATGTATAGTTTCGATTATCTGCTGAAAGCCATAGACAGGAACCACGCCATAGGAAAAGGCCCCTTATACGATTATTTCATGAAAAGCAGTCATGGAGTGGTGGAAGCCAACGATAGGATATATTTGGGGGTAAAGGCTTACAACAAAGAACTGGAAGAAAAAATAAAGGAACTGTTCGGAAAATCAATGGAAAATGTATTCAGGGATTCTCAAAAATCAGAAAAAAGGATTCACAAACAATATATGTACGACAGCAATTACCATAAGGAGGGCGACCTGTATGAGGCAAACCTAAACAAAGGGCAGGCGTTCTATGTATGGCTCACATGGAGACAGCCGGACGGAAAGATGAAGCTAGAGGCGGACGGATGGACGGAAGACAGCATGACCGAGATAGAATCCTTTATAGGCGATAAATACATGAAACTCGGAGAATGGATCACAGACGACTTCTTTCCAAGGCTACGAGAAGAAAGGTACAATCCGGTCCATGTAAGAATGACGGGAACCAGCATGGCTTCACGGGAGAATTATTTCCCTATGGTCATAGCCAAATCCGAAATCCGTGAAAAGGGGGAGCTGGGAGAAACAATCATCGGTATGCCAAGCACAATAACCGGAAACATAATCAACCGTACGATAAATACCCTGAAGGTGGACACTAGCAGAAACGCTTTTGATCTGATGCTAAAATACGGAAGAGATATGGAAACTTGGGCGGCAACGGCTGAGCTGCGCCAGGATCTTAATTTCCTGCGGGGAAGCAAGGCTTTCAAGAACTATATGGAGGCGAACCATAAAGGAATGTTTGATATCTTCATGAGAGCGGCGGAGGTGGCCGTACGGAGTTTCAACGACAAGCAGAAACAAGACTCGCTCAACAACGGACTAAACAAGATACTAAGGTATTGGGCAGGTTCCAATATCGCATTCAGACTCAACACCGCAATGAAGCAGGTGCTCTCCTATCCGGCATTTTCCGCATACAGCGGAAATCCGGGGTATCAGGCTGATTTGTTCAAATACATATTCACCCCGGCAGGAAACATGAAATGGGCGAAGGAGCATCTTCCTTCTTTTGAAGAACGGGTTGATACGGGAAATATGGGAATCGAAGCATTAAAGGATGAAAATGCATTCAAAAACAAGCTGGAGAAACTTACCAATGCAGGCATGTATCCCAACAAGCTTATTGATGCGCTGACATGTGCGGCCGGAGCGAGAGCCGTTTACAATTTTGAATATGAGCGTGCGCAAAAAAGAGGTCTGGGCAATGAGGAAGCCGCCAATTTAGCCAAATACAACGCTGAAATAGCATTCAATGAAAGCCAGCAGAGTTCCAGCCCGGAAATGATGTCCCCTATGCAGGCAAGCGGCAATGTGTTCTACAAGGCGCTGACCACTTACCAAAGCAGCAACATAGGATACCAGCGGATGGGTATTGAGGGGCTTCTTGAAATGGCACGAGCAAAAAGGATATACAATCTGAACATTGAATCCGGAATGAATAAAGACGAAGCCCAAAGAACAATGATGGGCAGCTATCTTACCGGGCTGAGGAAAGCCACCTTCGGACTATTTGTAATGGGAGGCTTGTGGGCGGCAGGAGGATACGGTATTGCAGGAATCACAGCACCACTCATATCCAATATCTACGCCATGTTCGGATACGGGGACGGGGATGAGGATTTATGGTTCACTGATGAACAATTGAAAAGCATATTTTTATCTGCTGCTTTAAGTTCCTTGGGAGGAACTTCCATTGGACAGTTTGTCAACGCCATATCACAAGGGAACAAATATGATCCTCTCTCATTCATTACAGAGATGTCAAATCTGATAAGCGAGGCGGTAAAAGACGGATTCAACCTGAATGTACAAAGGGAGCTGGCCGCCAAATTAGGGAAATTTGCCGGATTAAATGTAGAGACACTGGAAAACATTTATCTGGGAGCCGAATCCGCCATAAGGGAAGGACGCCCCGACCTTGTAGATTTTATGTTCCTAATCAACCTTCCCAAATCCCAACGAAAGGAAATGGCCGAGAAACTATACAAGGATATGGGACCTTATGAATATCTGAACAAGATGTATGAGGCTGGAAAACTGTTTAATGACTACAGAAAGAAACTGCCCTATTCAGACGGAACATCTAAAAGGAAAGACTCTGAAATAAAAAAGAAATACATCATCAACAACCTCAATGAAAAAGAGAAGGAAACTTTGAAAAATGAAAAAGAGTTCCTAAAACTCAAAAGAAAACATGACGAAGCCAAAGATAAAAAAGAATGGTTGGAAGAACATCCGGAATACCCAGATATGGAAAAAAAATACAAGAAACAGACTATCACTAAAAAAGTGAGAAAAGAAGTTGAAAAGGTGTATAGACAATAAAACGATAACATTAAAGGGTTACCAATAATGATAACCCTTTAATGTTTATTTATTTCTCCTGCCGTTCCGGCATTCTAGCAAAATTTATTGGTAAACAACACATTATACATATCATTAGACTCGCAAGGCTCCGAGATAAGCAAATCCTCATCCGGGAACATGGCAAAGAAATCATTCCACATATCGGACTCCCATCTTATGTATTCATCATCTCTTCTTCTAATATTTTCCGGGGATATCTCAATTATATGAAAATCAGTCATGCTGTCAAAAGCATATTTGATGAAAATACCCTTGAACATATCATCAAGCTTCTTTAATCTTTCAATGATAAAATCTGTTACCGCATCCATAATCATAGGCTCTCTAACCATTTTTTTTCGGATTTTGTGTATAGCCATATAAGAAAGACTGCTCCAATAACAGTTCCTGTTATATAGGTCATAGCAAGCATATCCATATAAACCTCCTGTCTTATTATAGATTTGCGAGCCATTTCTTTCCAGACTTGGTGTGTGACCAAATAACCAATGCGGAACCTATGACGCTAGTTATTAAAAAAATCGTTGTCAATGCATCCATAATACCCTCATATTTCCAATGAAAAGTACACTATAGATTTGCGAGCCATTTCTTGCCTTTCCGGGTATTTAACCATATAGCGAAGAAAAAGGCTAACATTCCAGAACCACCAAGCACAATCAATAAACCTTCCACAAATTACCTCCTTATTATAGCGTATACTACAAGCTCTTTAGCCACTTTCTACCGGGCTTTGTGTATAACCATATAAGAAAGACTACTCCGATAACAGTTCCTATTATATAAGTCATAGCAAGCATATCCATATAAACCTCCTATTTTAAAATTTTATTTCCAATCATAGCAAATACAACAGTAAACATTACACCTCCAACTAAGACAGTCCATGCAACATTGTTGTTTACATTAGTAGATAAAGGCGTAATCCAACTAACAAAAAGACCAGCGAAAGCCAATTTAGCCAAATCGAAAAAGAACTTTCCAAGCGTTTCACGCCTCACTTTGTCTTTCTCCTTAACTTCCTTCTTCTCCTCCTGTTGCCTGCTGAAATTTCCCATTCTGTATACTTTTTATGCAAAGCTATAAAAAAAGTTGGCAATCACAATGTAAACGCCAACTTTTATAACTGATTTTATCACTTTCCTCCCTTGACCAAGGTCATGGGAATATAATTTCTTACCCTCTTCCACATAGTATCCTGTTCTTCTTCAGCAGCAGTAAATATTTGTCTCTTCATTTCGCCAAGATCTTATTGTTTATAATGAATCTTATTATTTCAAAATACCTTCATCTTACCAAGAATCCAATGATATAAACAAGCCACAACATACGAAAGAATAAATGAAATGACAGCTATTACTACCATACTAAAAGTTTCCAACTTATACAAATAATAAAAAGTACAACTAAAGACCAGTATATGCACCAAGTACCATTCATAAGAAATCTTATTAGTAAACATAAATAAGCTACTAATAGGTTTTATATGTAATTTATATATAATCAACAACGCAAACAAATATCCAATCATAGAAGGAATATCATTATATAATTTCCAAATGCCTCCTTTTATTCCAGCAAATCCTGTAAGAGCAACACATATTATACAGACAGGTACTAATATATTAAAATTCAACGAATTGACTATTTTTGCATTAAGTTTATAGCATTTAGCTAAATACATACCTAAAACAAATTCCCAAAGATATTGTAAAAAGAAACTATTCCATACACGCACATCGCTTTTCCCAAGCATCGCTACAATAGTAGTCCATAACAGACTTATCAGCAAAGCATAAATCACCCCCGTAGATTTATTAAATAGTTTCAACAACAAAGGCCATAACAAATAAAACTGAATAATTGTTGAAACAAACCACATCTGCAATCCAAAAGAACTTTCCAAATCATTGAAAAACATTTTAAAAAGGAATACATGACTAAGTACTTGGAGAAGTTTATCCGATGAGGTATTATAAAAAGGAATCAGAGCACTTATCAATATAATTATTATGTACGGCAAATAAACTTTCAAAAAACGTCGTTTCAAAAATTGAATATAAGTAAGCGGTCTGTTTAAATATGATAAATAAAGTCCAAATCCACTACATAAGATGAATACATGTACTCCTGCCCCACCAAAAGATGAAGCAGCCATTAAGAACGGACTTATCGGAAAACTTTGCAACAAATGCATTAACACAATGGTAAAAATAGAGAATCCTCGCAAAAAATCAATAACTTCTAATCTTTGTAGCATAACAGTAATTTATTTAATTCAACTTTTCAATAGCTCGGGAGAGGCTAATCAAACCAATCACATTATTCAGATTCTTTATATATGGTATAACAAACATATATCCAGCTAGGGAAGTAATATTTCATCCCATAGAAAACAAGAAAAAGACTCATAGTTTTCATGTATCTTAAACATCTATCCATCCCACAGCATTTGTCGCAAAAAAGGAAACAGAAACAATGAAGCTATAACCAACCTTTTCATATACTTTATATTTTTTGCACAAAAATACGCATATAATTGTAATTTACAATGTAAATCTCAAGATTTTACATTACCGATTGTTTTTAATAAGATTGTTTTATATCTTTGTATACCTTTGTTATACCTGATTACTAATCATTATTGAACAGGAAGGGCGGCAATCTGGGAAAGACAGCCGCCCTTGTCACATATTGGATAAACATACACAAGACCAACCAGTGTGAAAACAAAAAAGGACGGCCCGAAACTATATCGGAACCGTCCAAATCCTGATGCACATCGCTATGTGCGATGCAAAGATACAAAATTCCATGCAAATATTTTACATTCATGAACAAATCGCTATATTTGCGATTATGAAAATCTTAAAATTAATAATTATGAAAAATGTATTCTTATTTTTATCATGTTTAGCTGTATTTGCTAGTTGTGGCAATAAAGCTAATAAAACAGTTTCTTCAAGCAATATGGATGATATTGATACTGTATTCACTGAAGTTCCAGGTAAAACAATAACTATAAATTGGGATTTAGTAGTTTTACCAGAACAATCTCCAGAGCTACCTTTCATGAAAAAGATAGTGAAAGAAAACGGTAAAGAGACAACTGTATTCAACTACTATAGGGTAAAGCAAAAAGGACTTGATTCCATTCAATGTATTGGTGTCAGTGCAGAGAAAAAAGCAATTATTGTAGCAGGATTGGACACTACAAATGATTTTGACGGTATAGACAAAGCAGTAGAAGAGTATCTTAATAAATTCGGATTAGAGACTTGGGATGTTGCAGCAAACATCCTACATATAACCTCTTTAAAAGAGGGAAGAGACGAAAAGATACACAACTTAGAAACAGCCTTTAGTGATGGAAACTTTGAAAAATTATTTAATTTCAACTAATCAACAAATATTAGGAATATATTAAAACGTAAACCAACTGGCGCAGAGGCAGACTGCGCCAGTTGGCTTATTTACAAAAAAACTTTTCTAATTACTCTACAAGTTCTTTAAAATTCTTAATCCTCCATTAACGTACATAAGCCTTGGCAGATACTCTGACAAGAACAAATCATCTGTGTTATCAATCCAAGTTATACCATCATTAGATAAATTTTTATTATTTACAATACCTGCAATTATGCAATCTTCAAATTGCATTAATGAAAAATCTGTCGTATCATCCGTATTTCTTGCGAAATTTTCTTTAACACCGCTGTCGTGCTTGCAGGCAAATGTGCATCCTTTAAATTTGAAATTTGAATTGCCATTCCAAAATGCAAATGTTGTTGACAATTCATAAGTCCCTGCATTTTCAGCTTTTTTACGCACCAACAGACAAACATCGTCAAACACCATATTACCGTATTCTTTGTTATATCCAGTATCATACATTAAATATGTTCCGCCATTTTCAGAATTTATATTTAAATGTACGTTCTTCAATAAACCATTTCCATTTTTTGACGGAGTGGTTATTATTGGAGTGTTAGATATAGGATTTAGAGTTCCAAAAACACCGTCTATTATAGTATTATTTCTATAAACTGATATAGATGCACAATCTTTCAATACAAGATTTTTAATATAGGTATTAGCTATATTGGGAGAATCTGACGCATATAATAAGTTTTCTGCATAACAATTAATAACGTATGCCCTATTATATGTTACAACGGGAGTAGACGTATTAGTTCCATGCCCATCAAATAACTCGCCTTGTCTGTCTTGTCTTCGGCTCATAGCCTTACATCCAAAAATTATAATTTCCTCATAATACGTTTGGTCGTTCTTAGGCTGATAATGATAATGTTTACCAATACCCTCCAAAACATCTGTTTTGCAGTTCATAAACCAAGAACATTCATAATGGAATCCATGTCTTACAAAATTGTATAATTCTACATTTTCGTTAAATTTACACGGGTCAACTACATTAAAGCATATTGTTTGCCATATAAAGTTTCGCAAGTCGGTATCTTTTCCTGTAAACTTAACCAACTGCCCTACACTTCTTGTGATTTGAATCTTGTGATTATTTAGCGTTGCCTGGTCTGTTGCGTCAAATGATACTGCAAAGTATATATAATTTGTTCCAGGTTCCCATCCATTACTGAACCCATTGTTTAAGTAAGCATCGCACCACGCAGCGTCATCTACATTTTCATCAAGATACTTCATTGCTCCTTCTTGGGTTATTACGTCATAGTCGCTTGGAGCATATCTTGTATATATCGTCCAGTCCCCACAGGCTTTCCCATCTACAAATACTTGTATTGCAGCTCTGTCACTTCCACTTGCGCCTTTGTTTTCCCATGCAATTCTATATATATTCTGATAACCAACTACTTTTTCTATATTTGTAGAATTTGTTACATCGATAAGGTTGTATGAAGTTGGTTTTTCTTTTGTAGGGTCACCATAACAATCAATGATAATGCCATTTTTTTCAATAGTTTCTTCGGCAATAAATACACTACCTCTTTTTATTAACAGAGTGTCACCATCTATAAGTATTTCATTTGCTTTTGTAAGAGTTTTTACAGCTGTATCTTGAGACAATCCATTATCATCATCGTTACCTCCAACTGTATCAACATATACAATCTTACTTGCAGAAGTCATATACTTATTATGGGCAATAGCTCTTTCTCCATAGAATTTTCCACACACCTCATCAATTAGATGTTCATCTATATCTGTGTTGAATGGTTTTATATTTTTAATTTTAGTAAATTCTTCTTTTGTAGCAAATCTAAATTCTTTTCTTATAATCTTGGCTGTTGCCCCTTGATATACGTTTGTTCCAAGTTTAACTTCTGTAATTCCTTTGGGTACAATATATGTACCGCTCGTTAAAGACGCAATTCCAGCAACTGAATCAGACTGAGAATACACCCCATTTTTCCACGCGCCAATCATACAGAAATTACTTGCTTCTGATAAGGTATAATCAATTCTATCCCCTTCAAATACTGCTATCTTTTCTGTTACATAATGACCACTACCAGCGTTATTACCGTTTGAATAGGCAATACCATTACCAGATGAATTGTTGATAATTATATTATCCTCCTCATTAGAATATAACACTCCGTCTATCTGTGCAATACTTTCTGTTAGTTCTTTTTCCCCATTTTCATTTTCTTTCTTATAAGCCTCAAACTCAACTTTATTAATAAAATCATCCGTGTAATTAGTAACTTTAATAGATACAGAACCCACAGTTTCTTGTCTTGTCTGAGCTATCGCAAACTTTACATTATTGTCAGTATTAACAAAAACGCCCGAGACAAAATTGTTAGAGCCACTAAAAATTCCTGTTTTCCCTACTATCTGCCCTTCGATTATTCTTTCTTTATTAGCATTAAATAATGCTATTATACAGAAATTTTGCCACCCATCAAGCTTGTACTCTATCTTATCGCCATAATTAATAGGTATAAAATCAGATTTAGACCATCCATTGCCAGCCGTACTTCCAGCAGCCGTATAACCTTCCCCGATATTTGATAGCGGTGGGGTAGTAGTATTGATTAATTTTGTAGAATTAAAAACTAAATCTGTTTTTAATTCTAACTCGGAAAATTTCTCACTTACAGCCTTCTGTGACATGACTTCAGTTTCGCTATTCCCCAGTTCCTGCACCACACCGGCATTGATGGACTGGAACGGGCCATTATCTATCCATCCTTCGGCATTATAAATATTCAGGTGGTAGATGGGCTTGGTATGTTCGGTATCATCGTCCGCATAGGTAGGTCCCACCATAATCATATCACCCTGCTTAGGATTAGGATATTGTGATTTATCTGTTACATAGGCTTTAATAGACAAACTGTTTGTAACTTCTCCGCTAAGATCTGACCATGTTTTGTTATCCCGCGATATCTGGAATTTGTTATCCTGAAAACGGAAATAAGCTGCAATGTAATCCGAGCACACCTCCCATGTCTCGTTATCATAGGAGAAGTGAAGCTTGTTATCTATCGTTTTGAGCCACGGGGTAAGTCCGTTATCCCCTTTGGGCCCCAAAGCAGCTATGCCGGTATCCTCACCGTTAATCACCCATGTGCCTTTTACCGATACGGAAATATCTCCAGAGAGTGTTAGTTCGTCCACACGTACCCAGTTGACATCAAGCCCCCAGTGAAAGTTGTCCCTCTGTGCATCATTCACACATTTCTCGGTTATGGCATTCCCCTGCATATCCACGTATGATATGATGATCCCCTTACGCCTCATTTCTTTCGGAACAATATTTCTCGTACGTCCCGCTGTACCCTGATACTGCACATAAATATTGTTATACTGTGCCAGTATCGCTTCCAACGACGCGCCGGTTCTTCCGTCATGTACCGCCTGTATCACTGTACGAGGATAGAAAGGGAATCTTCTTCCCAACATTTCATCAAGCTTGTCCATCTGCCTGATACTTGCATACTTGCTGTTGCAGCAAGAATCTTGTATGTTGTTATCTTCCATGATGTTTTTTAAAAAAGTTATAGAATTAACATTTATTCCAGACCATCCCCAGTCAACGGAGAAAATCCTTCTGCCAGACATCTTCTCTTTAAGGCATCACGATATGATTTCATTGCCGACAGTTGCCAACGCTGAAGTATTTGTTTATGCACTTCCATTTTAGAAAACACTGGAGATTCATTGATGAATTTCTCCAACTTTTCCACCCGGTCATTAAGTTGCTTATACTCTTCTAGCATTCTTATTTGATATCCTTGTAACATGGCTTTTATTTTAATTATCGTTATTATACTGTCGCCCCAGTAGCGTCAACCCACTCATTATTACCTTTATAATATATAGGTTTCGACAATGTACTATCAAAATATTGAAATCCTACTAAAACATTAGTAGGTCTATTAGAAGTAATTCCTGAATCAAACCAAGTCCCTGATAAAACAATTCTATCAACATTTAGATTTATGACTTTAGTTTTATTTCCAATTATAGTTCCATTTCCAATAGTACCTCCAATAAAATTAAGCACGCTATTATCAGGAACAGTAAGAGTTTTTCCTTCCAAATCTATATATCTGATAATATTATATATAGTATTACTTTTAATAAAATCATTTAATTTACTTGCGAAAATAACCTTTGTCACTAAAGTTCCGTCAGGATTTAACCAATCAGACTTAGACCAAGTTAATATATTTCCAAACGTATCATAGGTTTTTATCCCAATTAAAGTATCAGGCAAAGTAAGTATATCCGAGGTAATAAATTCAGCATCAACAGCCTCTACCGGATATGGATCTGTATTTTTAGGGAACCACTCATAAGTGTTAAGAGTAGCCCATTTGGTATCTCTCACTATCAATTTGCCATATTTTGAAGAAACTTTAATCCAAATGTCTAATGTATAAGAAACAGGGTCAAATATCCATCTTATATTTAAAAAAGAATCATTGCCAGTATCGTATCTATCAGATAGTATATACAATTTATTATCTACATATAGCAAAGAATATTCGGTTAATATCCTATATGTCGAATATAAAAAACGAAAACCGCTTGTCGGAACTTTAGTTATCTTAATGTATTCATAAGATTCCGGAGGATCAGAAATTGCATTATTAAACCTTATAATCCCCAAATTAATATCATAAGTATTATCTGCAACTTTCCCATAAATTCCCTTCTTATCCTTACAAAAATCTTTACTCAAATCCGTCGGAATAATATTAGTTTCATAACTGCTTCCATAACCTGTATTATTTTTATATATTTCAATTATAGGGTAATCAATTGCCAAGTTTATAGCGGATTTACTTGTATTTGCTAATTCCCATCTTAATTTACACTGTGAATCCTTCGGATCCGGTATTATATCGTATAAATATTTAATAGATTCTATTGATACTAACCCGTTTTGGAACATATCGGTTTTCAGAGTATAATCTATGTTGTCAACATTTACTATTAATTTATATCTTCCAACTTCATACAAGGGCGTATCTACGACTGCTAATGACGGATTAACTATAAAAGTTAAATACTGATGTATAACAGTATATTGTGTGATAAAAGTTGTAACATCCAAATCAAAAGAAACCGCTTTACCAGCACCAACTGTAACATACATTCTTTCTCCCCTAGACACATTTTCTGAATGAATGTTGTTTTTAACAAAATCCTCAGGAAGATTATGGCATTTAGTTATATTCGCTCCATTAAATATTATATTATTAAAAGCTGAAAAATTGCTTAACACATAAGGAGTATCTTCTCCTGGTTCATCATGCGTATTTATATTTATATAATTACCTTTAACAGCATAAGCTGGGCTTCCTACAGAATATAGATAATGAGATACATAACTATTTAAAAAGCCTGTGGTTGAAGTAAATATTAATATACTATTACTACACTTTAAAACGGCATTAGCACATAATATTGAGGATTGTTTATCTCTTTGATACCCATTAGCATTCAGAACAGCTTGAATATAATTATCATGTCCTCCCACATAAATACCATTTGCACAATTTTGTTGAATATCCAAGCCTGTTACATTGCAATAACTGCCACTTACATAAACTGCGTATTTACTTCTAGGAGTAACAGCATCATATTTATATCTCCAGGCTTTATTGGCAACAAAAACTTTACAATTAGACATTCTTGAATTTTGAGATAAATAAATACCTCCTTGTTGACAACTCCCAACCGTACTATTATGAATAGAATTATCAGTTCCTTCCATAAAAAAAGCATAGTCACCGCATGCGTAATATGAGATAGAATCTATTATTCTACATTCTCTATAAGTCCTTTCAATACTTACAGCTCTATACCCATGCTCAAAATGGCAGTTTTCTACATATATTTTAGCGTCCCACTCATCCGTATCCCCATTGACACTTTGCCTAAAACCTATACCATTATAGTAATCCCCCAATATAAAAGAAAGCCCTCTAAATAGAACTTTCACAGCTTTTTCAGAGTAAAAAATATAAGGAAGGGTATTCGCATTTGGTAAATCATTTACATCAAACTCCTTAGTAGTTGGAGATTTTATGATAGTTTTACCTTTTTCTCCAAACAAAGTAATATTACTTCTTACCTGAATCGTATTACCTATAAAATAAATTCCATTGTTTAATTTAACAATATCAAAATTATTAATGGTATCCTGTATAGATTCAGTACAATCATGTACTCCATCTGGAAGTGCCCCAAACCACTCAGGACAAGCTGCCGCCACATCCCAGCTACCATTTATTGTTATAGCACCAAATATCTTTTCCAGTCCTGCTTCAATTTTGGTATTGTCGCCAACGACAGTACCATTACTAAATCCCCCTCCTTGAAAATCTAAAGTACATTTTGACGGAATAGTGATAGTTTTCCCCTCCAAATCATAATCATACTGTATGACATAAATCGTATCAGACCAACATATCATGGACTGGGTCAGAATATTTCGCCCTGCCACAAGATTCTTGCGCAGATAACATCTTCCCTTCCCTGAGTAATTATTCGGATCATACCTTTTATTAGCCAGTTTCAGTTGACCGTGAACCGATGTAATATCCTCATCATCCGCAAAATTGGTTATGCTCTTGTTACCGATAAGCTGTTTGGTGGATTCACTAAGCATCTCGGGCGTTATCATCCCGTCCATCACGGTAGGAGGATTATCAATGAACATATCATTGAATGTATCCTCAATGTGACGTCTGACAGCTTTGCGTGTAAGATAAGTGTCCGGTATACGGTTGCCATTCTCATCCGCTATGGCCCTATCAGCCACCATCTCCGGTGCTTCCATCTTCTGAATGAATACCTCTTCAGCATGAATCTCATTACGCTCCGCCTCTAAATCAATCTTCCACCAGCTTTTCTTGTCTTTCCAAAGCGAAGCAGAATTTCCCTTAAAATACCATGTTTCAGCCTGATTGGTGTAAGCAGAAACAAACGTGACCTTCATGCCGGGTATTCTGTATTCCTCCGGTACAAGCGCTATGGCATCTTCAAAAGTAAACACATTGCTCTTCTTTACAACAAAAGGGGCCTCGGACGTGCTTCGTTGTGCTACAAATGACGTTTTTGTGTACCCCGGCATGTTGACACGATCACAGGGTCTGTATTTCTTCCCTTCAACATAATCAGGAAATGCACTGAAATATCTCTGTTCCTTCCAATCATGTGAGAATATCCGGGTATCTTGGGTATGATTACGGCTTACATTATATTCAGTCAGCAGATTATAATCGAAGATGCTCACCTTATCGACTGTGAGATCATAAGTTCCCAGAACACCGCTCAAATCATTCCATCCGGCCCGATATCCTTTAGGAACAAATCCTTCAACATAGTAGAAGTACGGCTTTGTTTTCTTCACACTGCCGACAAGTGCCCATGACGGTTGTTCCATCTTGTCCGGCAACGCTTCAGAAGTTGCCACATGACCTATATAATTGACATCGTTCAACGTTTCCATTTTAGGGACTTCGGCTCTGTCCGCCTTATAAGGAATAAGCCCCAGCAATGCATTAATCTGATCAGGCGTATAATGAATATTTTCATGATATTCATTCGGATGAGGATCACATGCATGATAAGGATGAAAGCAAGAATCAAATCTTTCCATATAAATATATTTTTTATTATTCAAAGATAAGCAAGAGCTTCACAATGAAATGTATATAATAAAAGGAACTCAGACTTTCACAAGCCCGAGCCCCTAAAACCTTAAACTAATACCTATGTGCTATTTTATTTGAGCGCAAAGTTATCTTCTTCCATAATGACTTTAAATTCCAGCAACGAGAAATAACACGAATCCTGTCACTAACCAGCAGACGATGATAATAATTCTGCCATTCTATCATTTTCTCCTTTCTTTCCCCGTCCTGACAGGAAGGTAAGCCGTTCTTGCTTTTCGTGTAATAAAAGCACATCTCTTTCAACTGCCCTCGGTTCATTCGCATACGAAACCTTCCCCGATGAAGAAGATATTTATAACTGTCCCACCTGTCCTTATAATAATCATAAGTGATAGAGATGAGCTTCTGTTGTGCAGGATCCCATATGACAAAATAACGCCTTCCGTCCTGTTTATTCTTTTCCTCAGCCTCTTCTATCGCCTTTTTCAATAACAAGCTGGACTTCCACAGACTTGCGATCCTGCGTTTCTGCACAAGGCTTTTTACCGCCTTCAAAAACAACTTAATTTTTCCCATAATGTTACTAATTTTTATATAATATAGCCTCCGCACCCGTCGCCGACCTGTTGAGGCGTTTCATGTTATTCATTTTCTCTTCCATAGTGGGCAACACCCTCACCGGATATCTGTCCCATTCAAAACGGCTCACGTATAATCCTATTGCCCTGCTCATTACCCGATCATCATGCTTCCCCGCAAGCGCGCCGTATTTGCCGTTCGGATATTTCATGTACCATCCCAATTCCTTTATCATTCCGGTTTCACGCTCTATCCACAGTTTGTCACGCACACACTGTTCCATATACTTAATAATGGCCACTTTTGTATTACGGTTGGTATTAAACCCCCATCTGGTTTCTTTCTGGCTCCTTTTTTCCAACTCGCTCCGATTATGCGCATATACATTATCATAAAGAGGGATAAGAATGGGAAAGAACAATTCGCTGACGTTGTCTGTGTCTACATCATTAAGCTTACTGTAAGCCGTGTTGTTCTCGACAATGAGCAGAGCATTGTTATAGAATGACGCAATCTGCGCACATTTGATCGCAAGCAGGTCCGGATCTGTATGCCCGTACCATTCCGCCACCACACGCGGTCCAGCGTCCTCATTGAGCACTCCGCTATCGGCCATCATATCCGCGCGGTCCAGCACAGTAATCACAGAGTAATCACTCGTCCTATATTTCCCCCCGATATCAACTGACACAAAGTAGCGGTTTTCCAACCTCCATGTCTTGTCTGGCATCTCCCATATTTTCAATTCCCCTCCTTTACGCCTGAACAGTTTCAGCCCTTCGACAGCCTGTTCACCTTTCGGGGATTTTCCGGAAATATCCCCCTGGAATACCGGCTCACGGCAGAACCTTCTGAGTTGTTCTACCTTGTAAATGTCAAATACAAGCTGCCCGGAATACTTGAATGCCTCCACCGGATCGGACGGATACTCCTGCTGCATGTCCTGTATGTCCGCATACTCCTTCATCTTCTGCCTGTACCAGTAGATGCCTTGCAATGTCGCTCCAATAGTCCACAGCCAGTACATATAGTCCCAGTTTCCGGACTTATCGTTACGCCTTTCTATCAGGGTACAGGCCCATTCCAGCATATCTTCCGGATCGAGACGGTATTCCTCTATCTCCCACCATGCGACAAACAACGGCTCGAATGCGGACAGTCTCTCCCCATGATCATCCGTTCCATTGGCACGATCCCATTCATCCTTGTAGAAATTCTGCCCGTTCGGCGTGCTTTCATACACAATCATCGTATACGGTTTGTACAGGATTCCCGAACAGGATGATTTCACCTGTTTTTGCGGATCCATCTTTTCCGTCTGAGGCCAAAACGCCACCTCCGTACAATGCGCCATGGCCGAATCACCACCACGGGCACCCTCCGGATTCATCGCAGTTGCCGTCTTGATTTTGCAGTTCCGGGAAGGTATAAGGCTTATGTTGGAAGTTCCTCCTCCCTTGATCTTCGGAAGAGAGCCGTCAAACTCCACCCCTTCTTCATAAAAAAGGAATTCAGGAAGTTGGGTTATGAGCTTGACATACATATCCTTAACTTCAGCCGCACTGTCCCCTTGATGTCCGACAATGATGCTGTTCCAGCTCTTCACATGCATTATCTGTATCCATGACATGTATATCTGTGTGCATGTGGATCCCCCCCACTGGCGGGCCTTCAACAATATGACACGGATAGGCTTGCCGGCACGGCGCATCCTTTCAAACGTCTCAGCCAGCTTTACCTGCGCCGGACGTAGCAGGAAAGGCACATCCTCCCCTCCTTCTTTGTTTTTGATACGCGCATACGCATAACAATAGAAATAAAAGTCGTATTTGGCCCAGTAACGGAGAAACTCCTGAATGACAGTATTACGAAGATCCTCATTATATTCCCCGTATGTCTGCCAGCAGAACTCCTCTATACTTCCGGCAAGATCCAGTTTATAGATAAAACCGGTGGAGAACATCTCGATAGGAAGGAAAACAGATGAATTTATAAAATCATCCAGATATATCCTCTTCCGTTTTCCGGGAGCGTTCTCCCCTGTCAACGGGTTGTAGGACTTGAACAGTTCCGCTTCCCGTTCACGGTTCCTGCGGATCATCTCCTCCGCATTCCTTATGACAATAGCTGAGAAAAGAGTTTCTATATGGTTTATTTTAATGTTCTTTGCCATCCAACCTCCAGTTTACGCAATATCCATCCGGCCGCCAGCATAGCCGCATGATATCCACCCGCAATATGCGGCAGAAAGAAACCGAGAGCGGTTATGGCAAACAGCCTATTACGCCTTCCCCCATCCATGGAGGACAGGCACAAGCCCGTATAATAGTAGATAATGACACTCCATCCGATCACAGGACTGCCGGAAGGAATAAAAAATGATATTCCGACAGCGAACATCCATGCGACCAGCGTCCGTGCAGGGGTTATCACCTTCCATAGAAAAGCCCATGCCATCCCGTTCAAAAGATAATGAAGCCATCCGGCATGTCCGAACATATAAAGCCAGTGACTTCCTGACAGGAATTCATGATACGGCAACAACACGGTCATGCACAAGTAAAGCCCCATGGAATATCTCATTTTCATAGTGATATACCTATTTCATCCCAGCTTTCCATAAAATATGCTGCATACGGTCAGGACTTATCCCAAATGAATCAGAAGGTCTCTCTATCGCAAGTCTTACGATAAGACGGAGATTCGCCTCCGATTTTTTTTTCATGATATCAAGGCAACAACGGATCAGGCTGGAATACATTTCATATTTATACAGACTGCAATCAGGTATATTGCCTTCAGTCAGATATCTGTATAAGATCACGTAAGCCCGGTCCTCACTGACATAATGCTGCTTCGCCTTCATACCCGCAATTTCCTTGCATATATCCTTGTAGTAAGAGAATGTACACGTCTTTTTCAATTCAATGAATGTACGTACAATCTCCTTGTTCCTTATTAATTGTATTTCGCTGATATTTCCCTTGTGCTTCATGTGACCTCCTGTTTAAATGATAGCGAATGTACTTCCTGTAGATTGCATTATATCAATCCGGCTTGAACTAATACTACTAAATTTGTCAGTATAAGACAACAATGACATATCATGGAAGAAAAAAAAGAAAGAAAATCATGGAGAGATATTGTTTCATCCAGAAATCCGGACCTCGACCTTGAGGACGACCTCGCTGTCGGCGAATTCCTTGATGACTCTTTCAAACGTTATGACGATAGTGAATCACAGAGAGAGAACCTCAACAAAGTTCTTGCAGGAGACTCAAGAGCCGCCGGCATCCTGACCGGTCTGGCAAGCGGCATGGATGAGAACGGTGAACCGTTCTCTCTTGTGGAATATCTGATAACCAATTACGGGGATGATATCAGGGAAGCTGCAACAACGGAAGAGGCCATCAAAAAAGCAAAAGAGAAAGAAGCTGCCCGGATAAAGGAGGCGGCCGATGAGGAAAAAAGAAAAAGAGATGCGGAAGAGAAGCTGCGCAAAACAGATGAGGCACTGACAGAAGCTGTGCGGCAGGTCAATGTTGATGAGGCGAATGTAGTTTCCATGTTGGAATGGCTGTACGGAACACAGGATACAGACGGTATCATTCATAAAATTATCCGGCACGAACTGGATGCGGAAGACTGGAAAAGAATCATCCATGCCTTCAATATGGACATGGAAATAGAAGCCGCCCGAGAGGAAGGACGTAAACAGGGACGTACCGCACGTCCGGGAGCTATACACAGGAATCTTGCGGAAAAAGCTCCGACAGACCTTGGAGGAGGCGGGAACGGAGGAGGTGAGGAAAAAGTGGAGGATCCTACCCTACAACGTTATAAAGACATGAAGAGACGTATTTAATCGTCTATCGCTTTCAGGCTCATATCACAACTTTTATTTATAAATTTAAAAACAAATCGAGAACAATGAAAAAGTTAAAATCAACATTCAAATTTTTCTTTTCCGTATTGCTCATGTTCCTTGCCGGAGCGACCGGGGGAGGTTATGCATGTGCCGCCGATGCTTCGGACGGAGGCTCAGTCCAGGATCTAGGGGATGGCGGAAAGGTAGTAGGCGGGGGAAGTTCCGTAACAAAGAACGAGAAAATCATGGACGCGGAATGGTACGTGAAGCAGATCGACAAGACAATTGTCGAGATGAAGTTTACCGGCACGCCTATTGATCAGATTCTGCGCCATGGGGCGACAAACAAATCGGACAGCATCGTAATCAAGTACTACAGTGTCGGACAGCGTCCGCTACGGGCTACCCTTGCCAAGCAGCTTGAAGCCATGACTACCGAGACTCCGAAAGCGATAGAACTGGAGGATAATAACATTGTGGGCGCAATGGATACGCTTCTTGTCCTGAACGCTGACGGAACGTTTGTTTCCGGTTACAAATCCGGTACCGATGAAGTGGATCCTGAACACCCATTGATGCTGCGCGTGCACGCAATCAACAGTGAGACCAACCTTCCGCTTGTCTATGCCGTAAACGGAAAACAATCAAACAATAAGAATCCTTATCTTATTCCGACCCTTGCAAAGGGTACCGTCCTTCTAAGAATGGGGCGCGCGGCCGCTGAAAAGGATGTGTCTACAGGAAGGTATTACCAGCTTCCATCACCGGACGAACAATATTGCCAGCGTTTTATCATGCAGGTAGAGCAGACTATCTATGACCGGTTGAGTAAGACCGAGGTGGAATGGTCATTCACACGTGTGGAACGGATGGCAATGGAAGACATGCGTATCGGTATGGAAGCCTCCGGACTGTTCGGAATCAAGAGCAAACATGCGGTGAACGGACAAGGCAATGTATATACTTGCGAAGGTATCTGGTACCGCGCCGGAAAAGACCTTGAAATCGGACATTGGGAGAAAGTGCTTGACTCTGCCGGAAATCCTGTGGTGGAAGAAGGAAAATATGTGCAGCAATATGTAATCTCGGAGGACGAGCTTGTAGACCTTGTAGGACGCATCATTGAAGGTGCCGGTAATGGAAGCCGAACAAAACTTGTGTTTGTTGACAATACTATCTATGCAGCATTATGCAAGATCAAAACCAACAACCGCACACGCATCTTCGAACCGGAACGTGACTACAACAAATGGAGACTTGACTTCCAGTCATTCGAAAGCATGGGAACAAAACTTCTGTTTTACCGCCATGACCTGTTCAACGCTTGGGGATTCAATGGAAGAGGCTTCTCTCTCGATCCTGAATATCTTGACAAATGGGTATTCCAAAACTGGGAGCGTAGCACATACAACCTGAAGGAACTGTTCATCAGTAACAGTGACGCTGTTGTCATGCAAGAGTTCTCCTGCTGGACGCTCGGATTCCCAGATGCCCACGCGCGTCTGTCCATTCCGGAATATGTTGAGATTCCGGTCCCTGAATCCCAGGCTGCATAATAGAACTTAATCATCATCAGAGGTGGAGAAATCCACCTCATCATTATTATAAATGTATGAAGAAACTTTATAAATTTGTTGCGAACTCCTCACTGTCATTTGCAGTCATTCACTGCGGACGGATGATGTACGTCAACTTCTCCGCTTTTTTCCGTGGCAAATCAACCTATCATACAACGGATAGAGAACTGGCTGAGAAAATCAGGGCGCACAAATGGTATCGGGAAGGACGCATTACCGAAACAATAGAAGAAGATGAAGATGTAATACATGACGAAAATGACGTAAATTCCGTATTACAGAAAACAGAGGTAAAACAAAGATACAGCATCCTTGGAAAGCGGATGTGCACCTATATTCCTCCGGCATCTTCCAACCAGGAAGAAAAAGAATCCGAAAGCGCAGAACCGACCAAAGAAAAAGGCATTCAAGAAGACAGAGACATACAAGAGGATATTGAAAATGTGACCTCATTCCTTGAAGCGAAGGATTTTTTTGAGATCAGATTCAAAGTACCGCGCTCGCAATGTGGAAATAAGGAGGCTCTGTCCTCATTATGCAAAGAACACGGCATACAATTTCCCAATTATCCATTAGACTAAGCCTCATGATACCTGTCAAAGATATACTAAAGACTTTACGCACAATCATCAATGAGAGTGCGACAGAAGAAGACAGTTTCACGATTGAGACCGATGAGGCATTAAAAGAGTTCATCAGACTCGCACTACTCGCACTGATGAATGACGAAGGGGTGATGGCCGAAGCTTCGGAAATGACAGATTCATCCTCAATCTCATTCGAGAAACGTCCTGACGGTTTGTTTTTTGCCTACATAAAAATACCTGCGGACTATATCAGGCTTGTCAGTGTGAACCTGACTGGGTGGAGATATCCGGTCACTATGTTATATCCGGACAATTCGCCACTATACAGCGCACAATATTCATCAGCTCCCGGTGTAGGTAATGGTCCCTCAATACCGGTAGCATTCATCACCAACGATACCATGAGGTCAATCATTGCCCATGCAGTAAAAGAACAGGGGGGATACAGTCTCAGGTATATTCCAACTCCTTCAATCTCAGAAAACGGAGAAATCAACCTTCATAACAAATATGCAGGAGCATTGGCATATTATGCAGCCGGTCTCTATCATATTTCAATAAATGAAAATGCCGGTGCGGAATCTGAATTTGCAATAGCTAGATCCTTGATACGTTCACACACTCCTGAATCTTCTACAAGTAATACAGAATAAAAAGCCGGCTGTTAACAGCCGGCTCCCGTTCACTTTCCTCCTTTGCTCAAAGTCATGGGAGCATGACATCCTCCCCGCTCCCACTCCTTGGCAAGCATCTCACGCAATATCCTGTTCTCCTCCAGCACCATAAGAACCAGTTTCTTCATTTCCTCAATATCCTTGTTGTTCATAATAAAATTCATTTTAAATTAATTGTAACGGTTGCAAATCACAACTATTAGGGGTGTGACGAACCATCCCGCTGCCATAAGCAAGACGGGGAATACATTGGATTAATTAATAAGTAAAATTCAAATTACGCGGCTGGATTCAGCTCACCTTTTATTTGCTTGATAGCTTTCTTCACGCTCCAATCATTTTCATATAGGGCTATGATAAATCGCCTACCTCGCTGCGTCCAGACCGTATACGTGTTGGTATGGGTATTACCTCTTTCACTTGTGAAAATATTGGTTCTCGTTTCGTGCATACCCCATTTGTCGTAGGGCGATTTAAGAAGCCATTGCCCAGACTGCTTGAACTGTATTCCAAGTTCTTTCAGTTTGTTATTCAGTTTCTCTGCCGACATACCTATCTCTTTTGCTATTTGAGTTGTGGTAAGAGCGTTCACGCTTTGCAAGTGGTTGTCGTAGTAGCTGACTTTCGGAGCGGATTGTGTAAGTTCTTTCTGTTGGAGTTCGATAGTTTCCTGCTGCTGTTCGGCTTGGGATTCAAGTTGTTTGATTTTTTCTTCAGACGCTTCCAAACGTTTTTGTAGAATCTGCTGGGAACGCATTAAAATGTAATCATCATCCTTTAGCAAGAATTCCCGTCTGTTGAACTCGTTGATGAACCTTTCCTTGAACTCTCCAGCTTTTGTGCCCGTGTACCCCATGACAAGGAAGCTGAAACCGTCTTTGGTCATTTCGTATGCGGTCTGTTCTCTGTTTCGTGCATCCTTGTAGGTAATGCGCTCAAAATTGAGCCGATTAAAATTTTCTGAACATGAGAGGTTTTCAATATCTCTCACTACATTTTTGTGTTCTTTCCCGAACACTTGTGCAACGATTAAAGAAGTAGTAACATCATTACCATTACTGTTTTGAAATACTAAATCTGCCATGGATATATAAGGTTTTAATGGCTCACCCGATAAATCAGGGGGAAAATTCTTTAATTCTATAGAAAATTTGCACC